GTAAGAATAGTCAAGAACAGATTTTCTGATATACTGGCTCCAGGCAAAAAAAGAACTACGAGGATCACTTGAGTGAAGAATTAAAATTTAGACAGTTTGGTAAAACTAAAGGTTTTATTATAGAGGATGGTACAAAAAAAGGTTTTGGCAGTCTCATACCTCTACCTAACAAAGATCAAGCTGGAAATAAATATCAACTTAAAATTAACGACCCTAAAGGAATACCCACTAGTATTCTTAACGAAAAACAAGACAAACTACTTAAAAAAGGTGTTATTAACGAAGCACAAAGAAAATTTGTTGATAAAGTAGATAGAAAAGGATCAAAAAGTATAAGAGTAGAAAGTATTGCCGAAGGAAAAAAGTTAGCTAAAAAAATAGCTATTGGAACAGGTACCTCAAAGATAACAAGAAATATGCCAAGGGGAGACATCACTAAAAAAATGAATATGGGTGGTGTTATGAAAAATCGTGGTGGTACATTTAAAGGAGTATACTAATGGCAGAACGAGAAATAGCAGGAATGGTCGAAAAGGCAATGGGCGCTGGTGGAGATGTCATGCCAGAGGAAGATAGTTTAGATATCGAACTACCATCAACCATGGAAGAACTACCAGAGGGAGTTGAACTTGTTACAGAAGAAACTGTAGAAGTTGTAGCAGAACCTTATGATCATGATGCTAACTTAGCTGAAGTTCTAGATGATTCTGTTTTAGGCTCGTTGTCTTCAGATTTACAGTCAAAAGTTAGAGAGGACATGGAGTCAAGATCTGATTGGGAAGAAGCCATTGCCAAGGGACTTAATTTATTAGGGATTAATTACGAAGATAGAAGTGATCCTTTTCTTGGTGCAAGTGGGGTAACTCATCCACTTTTGTCAGAGGCAACAACACAGTTTCAGTCCCAGGCTTATAAAGAGATGCTACCAAGTGGAGGACCTGTCAAGACTCAAATACTTGGTGTGCCAACAAAACAAACAGAAGATCAAGCTCAAAGAGTAAAAGATTTCATGAATTATCAACTCATGGAAGTTATGGAAGAGTACGATCCAGACACAGACCAGATGTTATTTTATTTGCCATTGACTGGTTCTACTTTCAAGAAAGTTTATTTTGACCCAACAAAACAAAGAGCCGTATCAAAGTTTGTTCCAGCAGAAGATTTAGTTGTTCCATATTCTGCGTCAGATTTAATGACGGCTGAGAGGGTTACACATGTAGTTAAAATGTCTTATAATGATATTCGTAAACTACAAGTAGCAGGAGTATATAGAGATGTGGAGTTATCTACTACAGATTCTGGAGAAGATGAAGGCAGTATCCAAGAAACTTCTAATGAGTTGCAAGGACTACACCCAAACTATTCTGATGATGTGTACACTTTATTGGAAGTCCATGTTGACCTCGACTTGGAGGGTTTTGAGGATCCGAATGGCATTATGTTGCCGTACATTGTCACGATCGATGAAAATTCGAACCAAGTTTTGTCGGTGGTTAGGAACTTTAGGGAACAAGATCCGTTAAGACGTAAGAGACAATACTTCGTACATTTTAAGTTTTTACCAGGTTTTGGGTTTTATGGGTTCGGGTTATTACACACAATCGGTGGATTGTCTCGTGCAGCCACCTCAATATTAAGGCAGTTAATAGATGCAGGTACTTTATCAAATCTTCCAGCAGGTTTCAAAGCGAGGGGTGTTCGTATTCGTAATGATGACGAGCCTCTTAATCCTGGTGAGTTCAGAGACATCGATGTCCCAGGTGGGGATCTCAAAAATTCAATCATCCCATTGCCATACAAGGAGCCATCTGGCACATTAGCACAATTATTAGGAGTTGTTGTAGATTCTGGTAGACGTTTTGCTCAAGTTGCAGACGCAAAAATATCAGATGTCAACTCACAAGCACCCGTTGGTACAACTGTTGCGTTGATTGAACAAGGTTCAAAGATTATTTCAAGCATACATAAGCGTTTACATTACGGGCAAAAGCAAGAGTTTAGAATGTTAGCAGAGATTTTTGCAGAGAATCCAGTTCCATATCCTTATTTTGTGGGTAATATTGCACCAGAAGTGATGCAACAAGACTTTGATGGGCGTATTGATATACTTCCAGTGAGTGATCCTAGCATATTTTCTATGGCACAACGCTTGTCACTAGCTCAAACACAGTTACAAATGGCACAACAAGCTCCACAGATACATAATCAGTACGAGGCTTTTAGAAGAATGTACGATGCACTCGATATTAAGAACATTGATAGCATTTTACCTCCTCCACAGCCACCTGCACCAGTAGATCCAGCGACAGAAAATGGTAATTCTATCAAGGCAGCGCCACTTCAAGTGTTTCCAGAGCAAGATCATGAGGCACATGTTCGTGCTCATGTGGCATTTTTGGCTACACCAGCATCACAAGTTAATCCACAAGGGTTTGCATTGCTTCAAGCACATGTTCAAGAGCATGTTGGACTGATGGCAAGAGACCAAGTAACTAAATTTTTCCAAATTTCTGTACAAGAGGCTCAAGAAAGAGGGGAACCGATACCTCGAATTGATCCTGCAGCGATAGAAGCAGCGATTGCACAACAAATTGGTGAAATATTGAATGAAGTTATGCCTTCATTACAACCTCAACAGCAAGTTGACCCACTTGTAGCGATTAGACAGAAAGAATTAGAGAACGATACGACTGAAATACAAAGAAAAGTTGCAAATGATCAGATGAATTTTCAAATTGATCAAGCAAAACTGCAACAAGCGTTTGAATTAGCTCAACAAAGGTCACAATTACAAGAAAAAATAGCTGAAGATCGTAACGATGTTAATGTTTATCGTATTAACACACAAGCTGCACTAAGGAAGTAAGATATGTTAGATCCTGCCTCAATTGGCATAGCCATTACAGCCGCCAATACGGCTTTTAGCGCAATCAAGCGTGGATTTGCCGCAGGCCGTGAAATAGAGTCTATGGGAAAAGACCTCTCACGCTGGATGGGAGCGGTTTCAGATGTAGAAAACACTGAGAAATCCGCGAAGAATGTGTCACCACTTGTAAAATTGTTTAAAGGAAAAGAAATAGAAGCCTCTGCTATAGAGGCTTTCACCGCAAAAAAGAAATTAGAGGCACAAAGACAAGAACTTAAATCATTTTTGAATTTTCATTACGGCCCTCAATCATGGAACCAGATTTTGGCTATGGAAGCTGAGATAAGAAAAAAACGAAAAGAAGAGATTTATGCCAAACAAGAATTAATAAGAAAAATATGGGAATATATTGGGTGGTTTGTTTTATTCTGCACAGTTGTAGGCTTTATATTTTTTCTTGCATGGTTATACAAAGAAAAGAGAGGTTAATATGGATGGTGGAATGATACTTGATGCTTGGAATAATCTGGGTTGGATTGACGGTATTTTATTTACTTTTTGGTTATTTATTTTATATTATGGTAAATGTTGGATAGATGAAAGGTTTAAAAAATGATACAGTGGTTACTTAACATGTTAACAAAAGATGGAAGAGTTGGCTTAAGTAAAGCCAGAGAACTATCTCAACACAGACTTCATACAACAAAGTATGAAGATTTGTGTATGTAAGGGGAAAAGATGCTACAGTTTTTAGGACCGATAGCTAATTTAGCTGGCACATGGTTACAAAACAAAGTAGAGAAAACAAAAGCAGATGGTCAAGCCAAAGTTGCTGAAGCTAAAGCTCGTGCAACAGTTGCAAAGAAAGTTGCGGCTGGTGAAGTTGAGTGGGAAGGCAAAATGGCAGAGGCTACAGATAATAGTTGGAAGGACGAGTTCGCCTTAGTAGTCCTTCTGACCCCCGCAATTTTAGTCTTCATTCCTGGCATGAGAGATCATGTACATAAAGGTTTTGAAGTACTATCTACGCTACCAGACTGGTATCAGTATTTATTGTTTATTGCAATATCAGCATCGTTTGGAATCAAGGGTGTTGGTCAAGCAGCTAGAATGTTAAGAAAGAAGTGACACAAGATTTATTTAGACATTTAAGGATACACACTATGACTAAAAAGAATAAACTAAAAAAAGTAATTAAGGGATTAAGTAAAGCATCTAAGACACATGCAAAACAAGCTAAAGTTTTAAAAGGTATACTAAAAAATGGCAAAAAAAGATCCTAAAGTTGGGACTGGTAAAAAACCAAAAGGCTCTGGCAGGCGTTTATATACGGACGAAAATCCTAAGGACACGGTTAGAATTAAGTTTGCTACGGAGAAAGATGCCAGAGAAACTGTTGCCAAAGTTAAGAGAATCAATAAACCTTTTGCGAGAAAGATACAAATACTTACAGTCGGTGAGCAAAGAGCAAAGGTCATGAAGAAAACAAAAGTGGCAAGTATATTTAAAAAAGGCAAAGAATCGATAAGGAGAGCACATGGCAAGAGTTAGGCAGTTTGCAAATGATATGGGAATGTCATATAATCAAGCTAAGAATTTAGTTAACAAAGGAAGAAAACTCAAAGATGGAGGTTCTTCTGTATTGGAGAGTACAATGAATAAAGTAAAACCAGTTATGGCATCTAACGGAAAGTTTAATGAAACTGAAAAAGATCCAGAAAAAATGTCAAAGATGAAAATGAAAAGTGAGATGTTCAAAGACACTGTTAAAAAAGCTAGATCAGGTCAAATTACTCCAGAAGAAGCTATGAAAAAAATAAGAAAAATAGTGACAAGAAGTGCTGGTGGTGGACTAGGAATGCAAAGTGTTAAATATGGATTAGATAACAACCCAAAAATAACGGCAGCAGATCCAAAAGCTAAATTTATAGCAGCTAATAAAAAAGGAAAAGACAAACCAGTAGAAGCAAAAAAAGGTGCTATGATCAAGATGAGAGATGGTGGTCAGTTTAGAGGTTGTGGTGCTCAAGTAAAAGGCAAGAAGTTTAAAGGTATTTTCTAACAGTGTTTGCGCCTGCAGGACAAGAAGAAGCTCAATCAGTAACCGCAGATGAACTCTCTGCTGGTGACAGCTATGATTATGGAGGAGATAATTCAGATATATCTAATCCGTATGTGGGTAGAGGTTCTGCTGAAACTCAAAAGGCTTTACTTGAAAGCACTACTGTAAGTCAACCTACTTTTAATGCACTTAAAGGAATAACTGCTTTAAATCCTTTTGGAGAAGATAATTTTTTTACACAAGCTTTTGGTATAGACCCAAGATCACTAGATTATTCTGGAATGGGAATAGATTTAGGTGGGACAGCAGATTTAACTTACGATCGATATGCTAATCCTCTTGTCAGAAAAGACGGAGCTTTTTCTCTAAGACCTGGATTATCGTCTGGAGAACTAACTAGACTAGGGCAAATTATTGAAGTAGATAGACCTATGGGAGGTATAGAGCAACTTGTTAGAGGTGCAATCAGTCCTGTCATGGGCAATCCCCTCGGTTTATTTATAAGTAACTTAGGAACAAAAGAAAAAGCAATCGCTCCGAATGCGTTGTTGCCTGTTGGGTTGAACTATAATCCAGAGTTAGACCCGAATAGTCCACAATATGTAGGTCCTCAAAGTTTTTTGGGTAAAACATTATCTGGACTAGAAGGTATAGTAACTGGTGGAGCTAGACCTGTTTCAAGGTTTTTTGAAGATAGAAAAGATGATTTTGGAAAAAATTTTACAACTGATCCTAGTAGAAAAGGATTTGCAGGGGATGCCTCTTCTTTTGTAACTGACATGCCAAGTGCCACTGGACGAGGGTCACAAGGAATTGTAAGAACCAATGTCGCTCCACTGGATGGTAATGAACAAAATGA